TACAAATGGCGAGGTTAACTTTACATTGCTTCACGACTTTAGACCTGTAAGAAGGAAGAAGTTCATACCTGTAAAACCAGGAATAACTAAACACAAAGAGCCTATTCTATTTCCAAATGGAGTGATTCAAGCGGACATTGACGTAACAGGAACAAGTATAACTGCCGACGTTTACACAATGACCACTGAGACCGAAGTAGAATTTACGATACCTGTTAACCCTACGCCAGTAGAGGAAATAGTTTCAGAAGACGGAATAAATATTTTGGTAAGCGAGGACGCATTGGATGTAATTGTAGCCGAACCATACGCAATAAACATTGAAACCGTAAGCATAATTTACACTTACGACAACGGAAACACGGAAGTAGAACCTTTAACTTTTGAATGGTGATAGAACAAATACTACAAATGCTTAGAATAGACCCGTGGTATGGGGAAAGCGAACTAATAGAAATAGCCAAAGGCAAATACAAAATTCCCAAAACAGTAAAGGAGGTTTTTGAGCAAACACGAAGGGAAGCAAAATTTAAAAAAGCACAAAGAAATGGCTGAAGAATATAGCGTAAGTTTAAACGTCGATAGCAAAGAAGCAACCAAAGGACTACAAGCGGTTGAAAAGGAAGTTAACGCCTTAGATAAAGAATTCCAAGATTTAGTTCAAACGATGGACGGCGACGCGAGTAAAGCGATGTCGAAACTCGAGGACGATATGTTAGCGTTAGCCCAAGCGGGTAAGCGTGGAAGTGCTGAATATCAAAAAATGGCGGAAATGCTTGGACGTGCCAACCAAGCGGCGAACCTTGTAAGCAAAGATATAGAGAATTTATCCGTAGCGAGTAACGATGTCTCTGCTCAAATTTCAGTTTTCGAAGACCGCCTATATGAATTATCTTTAGCGGGTAAGCAAAACACGCAAGAATATAAAGACCTTATTCAGCAAGTCGGTAATTTAAAACGAACGGTTGCCGAAACTGATATAGCAATAGAACGCGCTTCGACTACTTCAATGGACTTAGGGCAACAAGTCGGGCTTTTAGAAGACCAACTTTATCAACTTGCAATTGAAGGAAAAAAGGATACCGAGGAATTCAAGAAAATGGCTCAAGAAGCTGGTAAACTTAAACAAAAGATTATCGAGGCTGACATGGCAGTCGAGGAATACGCCGCTACAAATGCAGACCTTGGACAGAAAGTAGGAATCTTAACCGACAAAATGTACCGCATGGCAAGCGCGGGAGACATGACAAGCGAGGAATTTCGAAATACAGCAAGGGAAGCCGCACAAGCACAAGCGCAAATCACGCGCGTAGATATGGCGTTAGAAGCGATGGCAATGACAGGAGCTATGAGAATGCAAACTGCGCTCGGAGGTGTTCAAGGTGCTTTCGATGCCGCGAGTGGTGCTATGTCTTTATTCGGCGTTGAAAGTGCGACAGCGCAAAAGGTAATGGAAAAATTTCAAGCCGTTATGCAAATGACCGCCGCGATTACTACAATGCAACAAGCCTTACCCGCGATTACAGCTATTAAAAATAATGTTGTAGATGGCTTTGGTAAAATGTCGCAAGCATCTAAGGCGTTCGCAGTTACAGGAATAGGTATTTTAATTGTCGGTATTGGTTTACTTATTGAACACTGGGATAAAGTTAAAGCCGCATTAAGTAGGTACACTGAAAGCCAAAAGGCTCTGAAAGCAACGGTAAACGAATACAAGGAAGGAGCATCAGCGGCACGATTAGAAACCGATAAAGTAGCGAGTGCATTTGAGCAAGCGCGACAAGGTACAATAAAGAAAGAGGAAGCGTTAAAAATATACAACGATACTTTAGGGAACACATTTGGGAAAGCAAAAGATGTAAACGAAGCCGAAGCGGAATTTGTACGTAAAAAAGACGCGTTTGTTCAAGCGGCGGCGTTACGCGCACAAGCCCAAGCGTTAATGCAAAAAGCAGCGGACGAATACGCCAAACAGCTTTCCGCATCGATGGAAGACCAACGGAACTTTGTAGAAGAAACAGGTTCAGTCACGGGTAATTTAATTGCAGGATTGGTTGATTATTCAACAGCAGGATTGACAAATTTATCCGATAAGTTTGATAAAACGGAAGCAAAGATTTATAAGAATGCACAAGCACGCGCAGAAAAAGAATCTAAAAAACGAAATAAAATATTTACGGATGCTGCCAATGATTTAATAAAACAAGCTAACAAAATAGACAAACAAGCGGGTATTAAAAATGAGCAACAAATAGCTTTAGACGAAGAACGAGCCGCACGCGCAGAAGCCGCAGCACAAAAAGCAAGGGAACGCGCACAAAAAGCCGCAGAAGAACGCAAAGCGGCACTTGACGAAATCGATCAACAGTTAGCGCAGTTTGACGAAGAGCAGCGTTTGAGATTAATGACCGAACAACAAAAAGAAGAATACGCGGTAACTAAGAAATACGAAGTTCTTTTGGCTAAGGCTAAAAAGTACGGACAGGATACAAGTAAATTAACCACAGCACAAGAAACCGAGTTAACGCAGATTAGACAAAAGTACGCAGACGAACAAGCAAAGATAGCCGCAGAACGTGAGGCTAAAATACAAGCACAAATAGAAGCTAATCGACAGGCTCAGTTAATTGCACAAGAAGAATTTGACCAACAATACAGGGAAAACACGATAAGCGCACAACAACTTGAAATAGACGCGGTAAATGAAAAGTATTTTACTTTAATTGAAACAGCTAAACAATACGGATACGATGTGACTGAATTAGAGAAAAGACAAAAAGCCGAACTAACAGCAATTAATGACAAATATATAGAAGAAACAAACGCAAAAACGCAAGAAGGATTTGAAAAAAAGGTAGCCCTACAACAGAAATACGCCGACAACGTGCAACAGGGCTTTAACATCCTATCAAGTCTAAGTTCAATGTTTGAAGGCAAAACGGAAAAGGAACGCAAGCGAGCGTTTAAAAGAAACCAAGCGTTGCAGATTGCCCAAGCTACAGTAGAGACTTATAAAAACACGGTTGCCGCGTATGGTTCGCAGTTGGTAGTTGGTGACCCTTCCTCGATTGCGAGAGCAGTTTTAGCCGCTGCCGCCGCCGCCGCCGCAGGTGCTGCAAATATCGCAAGCATCGCAAAACAAAAATATCAAGAAGGTAGTACAAATAGTTCTGTTAGCCCCGAATTAGGCACGGTTACAACGCCTGAATTTAACGTCGTAGGAAATGCCAATGTAAACGCACTTGCTCAGTTAACAGGTCAACCGATACAAGCGTATGTCGTGAGTGGTGACGTAACCACAGCGCAAAGTTTAGACAGGGCGAGAGTAAATAATGCAACATTGTAAACATTTTAAGTTATCAAAATATGGACGTTATCGAATTAGTTTTAGACGAAAACAACATTAAGCAAGGCGTTTATGCCGTTAGTGTTGTAGAACACCCCGCAATAGAGGAAGACTGGGTGGCATTAAATAAGCACTTTGTAGAACTTAAAGAAGTCGACGAAGAAAAGCGCATTTTAATGGGTGCGGCTTTGATTCCTAACAAGCACATTTTACGATTGAACGAAAAGACGAAAGAGGAATATTATATTTTCTTTTCAGAGAACACCATTCGCAAAGCATCCGAACTCTTTTTAAAACGAGGTAAGCAAAACAACGCTACCTATGAACACATGAAAGAAATTAACGGAATGTCAGTAGTTGAAAGTTGGATAGTCGAAGACGAAAAACATGATAAAAGCGTGAAGTATGGTTTTAACTTACCAATGGGAACTTGGATGCTATCCATGAAAGTAGATAACGATGAAGTTTGGGAAAAGGTAAAAGCGGGCGAGGTGAAAGGTTTTTCAATAGAGGGGTACTTCGACAGCAAAGAGGAACTATCAAAACACGAATCACTATTAGACCAAATTAAAAACATACTTCAAAACCTTTAAACAATGAATAGAACCGCACCACGTCCACGAACACGCTCTAATAGTCAGTATTCCGTACAAATGGAAAGTTTAGACCGTGATAAGCGTTTAGCATCAATTCCCGAAGTCGGCGCTTTAGTAGAAACAAGCGGTAGTTTTTATGTCGGTAACGGGGAAGAATGGGTACAATTTGCGCCTGTTAATAATGAAACTTTACAAGTCGGTTGGGCGCGTTACGACGATACCGAATACACAAGTGAAAACCCGTATTTAATGACAGCCGAAACGGAGTTTACGTTACCTAATAACGGAGGAAGTTCAAACGACCCTTATGATTTAGATATGTATGTAAGTCCGTCTTTTGATTTACAAGCGGGTTCAACGTATGCGATTACGATTGCTTTTAAAGCATCCATGAACACAAACAATGCGCACGCTGATTTAAACTTCTATTGCCCTTCCGACGCTGATTATTCAAATATAGCCGACGTTATTGTATTTCCAAAGGGCAACGGGGTTGAACACGTTTACTCAAGGTCTTTTAATTTCTACGCAAACGAAAACGTAGCGCAAGACGGACTACAAATCAAATTCAACGCAAGCCACGCGGGAGCAATCTACGATGTTATTTACTTCATTGAAAAATTAAGCCATGCCTAAAGAAGATAAACGAGTTCCAGTTAGCCCGTTGGGCGGTAGGCGCGGTTGCCTATGTAAAGACAACACGTATAAAAGCGAATGTTGTAACGGTGAGTTATGGCAACAAGGGGTTGGTAGTTTAGAAAATCAGACTACAAGCCAAAGCCAAAACGTGAACCAACCACGAATAAAAAGCAATAGTTACTCTTAAAAATGCAACAATATAAACCCAAATAGTTAATAAGTTATGAATAAACACGTATTTGAAAAGATAGCGAAGTTAGGAAAAACAGAGTTATCAGAGGTGAAAGTAGATTTGGCATTAGCTGATGAATTAAAAAAATCACTTACTAATTACAAATCACTACCACAATTTTTAAACTCCGCGAGTGAATATTTAGGTAGAACATCAAAAACATACACCGAAGCACTAAAAGAATTTAATAATAGTAAAAGTAATGCACAAACACTTTTATCTAAATATACAAATGCTTATGATGAAACTGGTGTATTATTGAATAAAGTAAAAACAAGTGCAGAAGCATTAGGAATTAAACCATCTGAAATAAGCGGGTATAGCGAACTTGATAAAGTACACATGGATTTAGTTAAGTCTTATACATCGTTAAAAGAGTTATTTAATAAAGTAAATAAATAATGAACGCAAAACAAGCACTTAAAGAAATCAAGACGCTTTTAGGAATGGAAGTGAAACTTGAGCAAGCACGTCTAATAGACGGAACAACCGTAATCGAAGCACCTTCTTTTGAAGCGGGAGCAGAAGTATTTGTAGTAACCGAGGAAGGAAACGTTCCTTTACCTGTTGGTGAGTACGAAATGGAAGGAGGTGAATACATTCTTGTAGTTACTGAGGAAGGTATCATTTCTGAAATCAAAGAAAAGATGGAAGAAACCGAAGAGGAAGTAACAGAGGAAGTCGCTACCGTAGAAGAAGAAGAAATGGCAAGCGAAGAAAGACAGCCTAAAAAGACTATCGAATCCATTATTAAGGAAACGTTGTTTAGCGAGGTTGCTAAAATGCGCGAAGAAAACGAAGCATTGAAAGCTGAATTAAACGCGATTAAGACGGAATTAAGCGCACAAAATAGCGTTAAACCTATTTCTTATAACCCCGAAAACGAAAAGCCTGTTCAAGTATTCCGATATGAAAAACAAAAGGCTCAAAGTTCGCTAGACCGAGTTTTAAATAAATTGTATTAATCTTAATTTTTTAACAAAATGCCTACAAACGTAGTAAACACTACTTCCTATGCTGGTGAATTTGCAGGGAAGTACATTGCCGCCGCTCTTTTGAGCGCAAACACTATCGAGAACGGTGGTGTAACAGTTATGCCTAACGTAAAATACCGAAGCACGGTAAAGACTTTAGGTGCAACAGGACTGGTTAAAGACAGCACTTGCGACTTTGACCCAACAGGGGAAATCGCTCTTACTGACCGAGTAATCGAGCCTAAGTACTTACAAGTTAACGCAACTATCTGTAAAGATGAGTTCGAAGACGATTGGGAAGCTATCCAAATGGGATATTCCGCATTTGACGTTTTACCTAAAAACTTTACTGATTTCTTTATTGCTCGTGTTCTTGGAACAATGGCAGAAAGCACCGAAACTTCTATTTGGACAGGTAACGGAGCAAACAACGGTGAGTTTGACGGTCTTTTCGCTTTGGCTCTTTCTGAGGTTGGAACAGGTATACCATTAGCACAAGGTGTTGGAGGTACAACTATTGACCCTACTAACGTTATCGCTGAAATCGGTAAAGTAGTAGACGCTCTTCCATCACGTCTTTACGGAAAAGAAGGTTTGAAAATCTATGCTCCTCAAAACGTAGTACGTGCTTACGTTCGTGCGCTTGGTGGATTCGCGGCAGGTGTTGGAGCGGCAGGTATCAACAACCAAGGTACTACTTGGTATAATGGTAATGCTAACGCTTTAACTTTCGACGGTATTCCATTGTTCATGGCGAACGGAATGGATTCTAACACCATGTTAGCAACTACTAAAGAGAACTTGTTCTTTGGAACTGGTTTACTTTCGGACCACCAAGAATGCCGAATTATAGACATGAGTGCAATTGACGGCAGTAAAAATGTACGTTTCGTTGCTCGATACACAGCGGGAACTCAAATCGGTATCTTAGAAGACTGCGTTGTTTACGACGTATCTCTATAATCATTAACGGGGGTGTAAAAGCCCCCTATTTTTAACTTTTTAAAATATTAGATATGTCTTGTGATATAGCAAACGGAAGGTTAGAAGCGTGTAAAGATTCGGTTTCGGGTATAGACGCTATCTACATTATAAACTACGGGATTAACTACCCTACTGACGTAACATTTGATACTGTAACCCCTGGTTATGAAGATGTTATTACAGCAATAGCGGGTGTAAGTACGCTTTACAAATTTGAGTTGAAAGGTGCGAACTCATTCGAGCAAACAATCCAATCAAGTCGCGATAACGGAACTACGTTCTTTGAACAAGTAGTAGTTGCTCAATTGAAGCGTCAAGATATCGCTACTCATAAAACGGTTAAGTTGCTCTCCTATGGACGCCCTCACATCGTTGTTCGTGATAGAAACTTGAACTTCTTTTTAGCGGGTCTTGAAAGAGGATGCGATGTAACTGCGGGTACTTTCTCAACTGGTAGCGCTCTCGGAGATTTTTCGGGCTATAATTTGACATTTACGGGCATGGAGAACATTCCAGCGCCGTTCTTGGATTGTAACGATGAAGCATCTTTAGCAGCATTGTTTGGTGGTGCAGCTATCGACGATAACTAAAATAGGCTCTTAATTCTCCTAATACTTAGTTTAAGGGGGGTGTGCTAACGGCATACTCCCTTTTTTTTGTTTTAAAACAATTCGTCTTTAAATAGTTATATAGATATGCAAGTAATAACACCTATTGCCGCACAAAAAACACTTAGTATCGTTCCAAGGTACGAAAACGCGGACGCTTGTATATTCCGAGATGATCAAACAAACACCGAACAGACATTTGAGATAGTATCATTTACCGAATTAGAATACTACTTTGAGTTGGTAATCGACGTCGATGTCGACTTAATCGAGAACCATTGGTATGATATGTTCCTATTTGATGGGGCAGTAATGACCTTTTACGATAAGGTATTTGTCACTTCTCAGAACTTAGACACGTTCAGCGTGAATAATTACCCTAACAACACGTCGCAGTACATCCCAAATGTGACACAAAACACGTACATAACTTATGAATAACGTTCACTTTGTTGATTTAGCGAAATACGAAACGCCTTCCATACACGAAAGTAGCCGTGAAAATTGGGTTAGTTATGGGGAAAATGACGATTACTTCCAATATCTTATAGATAGGTACACTTATTCACCTACGAATAACGCGATTATAAACAACATAGCGAAGTTAATTTATGGTCGTGGATTAAATGCCTTAGACGCATCGAGAAAGCCCGCAGAATACGCTCAAATGCGCGTTCTATTTAATAAAGATTGTATTCGTAAAGTTATCATGGACGCAAAAATGTTAGGGCAGTTTGCGTTTCAAGTTATTTATTCTAAGGACAGAAAGCGAATCGATAAGGCATACCACATACCAGTACACCTTTTACGCCCTGAAAAGTGTAATGCTGACGGTGAAATAGAAGCGTATTATTACTCGGACAATTGGACGGATACTAAAAAGTTCCCACCTAAACGAATTCCGTCTTTCGGTACGTCAAAAGAGGATATTGAAATACTTTACGTTCGCCCTTATTCGGTAGGATTAAAATATTTTGCTTTGGTGGATTACCAAGGTGCGCTTCCGTATGCCGTTTTGGAGGAAGAAATAGCCGACTATTTAATTAACGAGGTTCAAAACGGATTTAGCGGTACTAAGATAATTAACTTTAACAACGGAATCCCTACGGACGAGCAAATGAGCGACACCGAAAGGCTCGTTAAAAATAAGTTGACAGGCTCAAAGGGTGAAAGGGTGATTATTTCATTTAACAATAATAAAGACCAAGCAACCGAGGTTGTAGACATACCGCTAAACGACGCACCACAGCATTACGAATATCTTTCAGACGAGTGCATGAGAAAAATCATGCTCGGACATAACGTAACTTCGCCGCTTCTTTTTGGGGTTTCAAGTTCAAATGGATTCTCGAGCAACGCGGACGAATTAAAGAACTCTTTCGTGCTTTATTACAATATGGTTGTACGTCCATACCAAGAATTAATCTTAGATGCGTTAGATACGATTTTAGCGTACAATCAAATCAGTCTTAAGTTATATTTCGAGACTTTAAAACCGCTCGAATTTATGGACGCAAGCGGAAAGGTCGAAGAAGAAGTAGCCCTAAGCGCGGTAAATGAATTGCAAAGTATTTTAGACGAGGTAGACCGCAACCAATTAACCGAAGAATGGGTAGTAGTTGACGAGCGCGAAGTAGGCGAAAACGAGGACGAATTAGACGAAGCACTTTTAAACGCCGAAACGGAATTCGAACCTAAAGTGAGTTTGCTTAGTAAGTTGGTTAACTTGGTTCAAACGGGTAACCCGATGCCGAACTTAAAGAGTTCACAGGATAAAAAGGTAGGTGATTTGAAGTACTTTAAAGTGCGCTACAAATACACGGGAAATCCCGAACCCGAACGAGACTTTTGCGCGGCGATGATGTCAAGTACTGATAGACTTTTCAGAAAGGAAGACATTGACATGATGAGTAACCGAGCGGTAAACCCTGGTTTCGGGGAAGGTGGCGCGAATACTTACGACATTTTTAGGTTTAAAGGCGGTCCGCGATGCCATCACAAATGGGCGCGGGTTACTTTTATGCTAGACTTAAATAAAATCGAGGAAGGATATAAAGAGATAGGAACGAGAGCGGCGGAAATTAAAGGATATAAAGTAACTAATCCGTACGAGGTAAGTATTTACCCTAACAACCTACCTAAAAAAGGATTTAGCCCACGAAATAAGAACCTACCAAGAGACGCGAGATAATGGCAGAAGCACTTTTAATAACGAGAGACGATTTAGTACGTTTAACCGCGTTAGGTGGCAACGTCGATACGGATAAATTTATTCAGTTCGTAAAGATTGCACAGGATATTTACATACAAAATTACCTTGGCACTAATCTACTGAACAGGTTTAAAACAGACATTGAGAATAACACGTTAGCCAGTCCTTATTTAGAGTTATTAGAAACGTATGTAAAGCCGATGCTTATCCATTGGGCAATGGTTGAGTACTTACCCTTTGCGGCGTACACTATCGCGAATAAAGGAATGTACAAACACAATTCAGAGAACGCGACGAACGTAGAAAAAAACGAAGTCGACTATCTTGTAGAAAAGGAACGTTCAATTGCTCAGCATTACACACAGCGATTTATCGACTACATGGGTACTTATAGCGCGACGTTCCCCGAATACAACGATAATAGTTCGCCTGATATGTTCCCCGATACAAATAACTTTTTCCGCGGTTGGTATTTATGAAAGCATACAAGCCTAAAAACACGAATGTACAAAAATTAACATCTTACATCAAAACGATAAGTAATGAAGAAGTTCTCCGAGTTTCCACAAGCGATAACACTAACCGACAGCGACTTACTACTAATAAGCCAGTACGACGGAGTTAGTTCATACGAAACTAAATACATCACCGCCAATTTAGCTGAAAGCGTAAGTAAACGCGAGTTTATTGCAAAAATTGACCAAGCGGGAATAACAGCCCCAAACATTACGGTTATCAAAGATGACTTTGGAGACACTTACGCAACCGTTATCAATGCGCAAGGCGATTATGAAATTACAGGTTTTAATGGTGATTTGTCAGGTGACGAAGAAATTTACATAAACACTAATCACATACCTCTGACTTAT